GGTAGGGGTGTTCCTGCTGGGTCTGCGGATTCTGGTCCACGTACCAAGCCAAGTCCTGTAGGTACTGTCATGAGAGTTTTTCCTCGCTAGTGTGTTGGTCCTTGAGAGAAACGAGGTTGCCGTCCTTGTCGGTAAGCCTTCCACAGATGAGACAATAAATCTCATCTATTCCTGCCTGTACGTCCCTGCTTCCGCAGTTCTTACAAGCCCTTGGCCACGGCAACGCTCGTTCCTCTCAATTACCTAGTTAACTGGACTAAGCCAGTGGTGAGCCGGACTCACCGAGGTCTACTGCTGGTTCGTAAGCAGTTCCAGTTCCAGGTGTAGTGCTGATGTCAGCGCCTAGAAGTGAACTTGACTCAATACGGATAACTGAAGCCTGACGGAAGATTCCGTAAGCACCAAGCCAGTACCATCCCATTGGGACGAAACGGCGTAGACGGTCAGTTACTGGACCAGGTACAACGTGTGGGAACGCTCCGTTACCGTCAACGTATGAGTGAGCCTTGGCAAGAGCCTGGCGACCAACGATGAGAGTTCCGTAAACGTTTGTTGAAGATGCACCAGCACCCTGGAATACAGGAGCACGTGGAGTTTCGATCCAACGAACACCTTCGTAAGCACCGAGCTCACCGTTCCAGATTTCACCTGGCTGTGCGTAGACGTGTGGTGCACGCCATCCCTGTACGTTTGAACCTGAGATAGATTCGCCCTGAAGGTCTGCAACGAGGTCTGGGTGGATGTAACCAACGTACATACCGCCGAATGTTGGAACGTTCTGAGCACGGAGACGAGCACGAGCAACACGGATGTCAAGTGATGACAATGTGTTTGCTGCTGCTACACCGGCACGAGTAGTTACAGAAGTCTGGAGTGTTGTTGCTCCGAGTCCTGATGCGTACTGTACGTTTGTTCCAACGTCCAAAGCAGCACGAGCAATCGTGTCGATTGAAACACCAGCGTTGTATCCAACTACGTTGGCAACGATTGGGTCAATGTCCACGAATGATGTTCCGCGCAACTTGGCAGTGGTAAGAACACCGTTACCGTATTCAGCAAGAGTCAACGCAACGGTTGAGTCTGACATTGCTACGGTTGTGATGTCTGTTGTTTCTGTAAGTGCCGTGGTTGAAATCGGCAGGTCGTTCACGATTGTGAACTGTACCGAAGCACCTGGCATTGACTGTGCAGTAGGCTGAACGTCTGCTACAGCGTCAAAGTAAAGCTCTGGACGTAGAGCGAAGTACGCCATACGGTCATAAGCGGCCTTCGAGAAGTCAAGGGTTGACTGTCCCGTTGGGTTGTCTGAGTAGCCATCAATAGCCATTTCAAACTCCTTTTCTAGTTAGTGTGTTTTGATTAACGCACGTTCCTAGAAGTCCAAACACCCAGTTTTTCAAACTGTTGTTCTTGTACGATCTTCATGGCTTCTTCGGGACTTGATGCCTCTTGCATACGGGCTAGGAATTCCTGACCTAAGTCTGGTCCTACGCCTGACGTACCAATAGTCGCGCCTTGAGCACGACGTAAAGCCTCAAGTTCCGCATCGTTAGCAGGGGCTTCGGTGGTTTCCTGATTAGATGAAAGGATGCCGTATTCTTCAGCCATCTTCCGGATTGCGTCTACTGACGCTTCTCCATCGTATGCCTTACGAAGTAATGCACCTGCACCTGTCTCTGGGATTCCAGCCTTGGTGAATTGGAATTCAAGCTTTTGCTTTTCCAGTTCTGCTTTTGCTGCTTCAAGTTCCTTACGGGCTTTCTCACCTTCACGCAACTGACGCCTAATGTTAGGGTCTAGTGGCTGACTGTTGGTTTCCTGCTCGTCAAGTTCGTTGTCGAATTCGGACATGTTGATCGCTCCTTCTAGGTACGCGCTTTATTCAGAGGTAAATAAAACGGATAAATTTGTTTGCACTATACGCACTTGGGGACGTGCTCCCCACCAAGCGGTTTAGTTGTCCAGCTCGCCCACGATCAATGGGGCCAAACACCTAACGTAATTGTAGCACATTATGTACGTGCAGCGCCAAGACCTGTAACACCCTTAGCAGTTTCAGCGTAACCGCCACCCTTTTCAAACGGGGCAACGGCGCCTTGTTCGGCTCTAGCAACGGCTTGTTGGGCTGCTGGCTGTGAGGTGGCCCCAAAACCGGCTATTTGGCTTCCAATCAAAGTATTGGTGTCTACGGTAGGGGCTGCGGCTCCAGGGGCGGCTTTGGTCAATGAGACATCTCTGGCGGCAGTTTGCAATGCTGTCTGTGCCTTGCCTAGGGTAAACTGACTGTAAGGGTCAGAAGCGGCACCTGTGGCACCGGCTACCCTAACCATCTCACCCAGTTGTGCAGCTTGGTCGGATGAGAACTGTTGGAGTCCAGCAGCTTGGGCTGTGTTTTGTAGGTTGGCTGCAAGTGCTTGGCGTTCAAGAACTGGAGCAGCAGCGGTTGGATTAAGGAAATATGCTACAAGGCCACCAGTTCCAATATTGTGTTGTTGCATGAACTGTTGTTGGATGTTTTGAGGCAAAGCATTTACCGCCTGATACCCCATAGCAATGCGTTGACTAAACTCAGAAGCAGATACGTTACCTGCGACAAGGTTTTCAATAGGAGTCTTTTTTGTTTTAGGGTCTGGGGTAGTAAGGAACCCAGCAGGAAGCCCAGCAGCCTGAGCAGTTGCCTGATAAGAATTTACCAAAGTAAGGTACGTTGATTCAGTAAGTGGTTTCGTACCGTTCTTGGCCGCTTCTGCCTGTTGAGCAATAAGACCAGCAAACGTGCTTTTGTATTGAGGTGTTGAACGAACCATGTTCATTAACTCTTTAGGGTTAGTAATGTTGTCTTGCATTGTCCATTTGTAAACTTCTGGTGCAATAGCTCCAAGATCAACACTTTGAAGCCATTGGTCAAGTGTTTGATAAGAACTGTTTTTTAAATTTGCTGAAGCCGTAGCATTGGCAATCTGTGTAGTCATCTGACCAGCAATGGTGACTGCTTCAGTTATTGTGTCTCGACTGGTTTGTTGAGCGGCGGTAAGACCAGGACCGTAATCAATGCCTGGAGGCAATTTAGATAAATCACCACCAGTTTTACTACCTGCATAATTAAGTGCTTTGAGAAGTCCAGAATTCAAAGAACCTTGAATTTTTGTACCACTGGTTATGTATTCATTAGCATTAAAGCCAGGTACGTTTCCAAACACTGCTTCAAAAAGAGCAGGGCCACCCGTAAAAAGAATTTGATTTGTAATGGAATCTAGCCCAGAGCTACTAATGCTTCCCTTATTATCTAGATACGCAGAAGAAGGCAAAATTGGTGTACCAGCCAGTTGCTTTGCTAATGTAGCGGCGGCGACAGCATCGGCTCCACTTTTAACAAGCGCGGAAGTTATTGATTTAATACCTGCTGGACCAGCAGGGTAAATAATAGATTGTTGCTGACCAGCACCACCACCACCAAAGGGATTGGGAATTGTAGTTGTAGTTGTAGGTGTGGTTGTAGTTGTCGTTTTGATTTTTTTTGCCATTACTGTGCGTTCCCTTGTGGCATAGGTGCAGCCATGCTTGGTTCAGCTTGTGCTGGAGAAGGCATTGGCTGTTGTGATGGAGCGGCTGCTTGTGCTTGTTGACCACCGGCCATCTCTTGTTGAATTCCTTGAATAAGTGAAGCAACCTTTTCCTGTGCGGCTGGAGTCTTATCCCAACCAAAACCTGGGTGAGACTGAATGTGTCCTTTCCATTCGTCAAGGCTCATTGGAACTGGGCGTCCAGTCTTAGGGTCACGACCACCGCTAAGAGCGGCTGAAGATTTAGGGTCAGTCATAAAGTTAGGTTCTTGATCCTCACCCAACATCTGCTTAGCAACCTGACGGTATGGGTCAAGTAGGTAAGCGGTCTTGATGCCAGCATCAATTTGCGGAGCAAGCGTAGGATAAAGACCCTTTGCTGTTGTCTTAAGATAATCCTCAAATGCAGCAGCCTTGGCTGGTGTCATGTCCTCAGCTATGGACTTAAGAGTGCCGTCCGACATGGGAACGGCGTAGTCATGAGCCAGTTGTTTCATGTCGGGAACCGACATTGATTTTGTTTCAGGCTTTTGAGCTTCTTCTGCTAATGGTTTGTCTGCCATGATTATTCCTTATTGTGGTGGGGGTAGTGGACGAAATACGCCTGTAATAATTGTTGAAACATCTTTCCAGCCAGGAAGCGTTGTTGCGGCAGTACAATTATCGCGCCATTGTCGACGTAATTGACTTTGCTCTGATGTATTACCTGCTGCTGCTTTATATTGTTTTTCCCATGCTGAACGTGCATCTAACAATAATGGAATGTATTGTTTTTGTGCTGGAGTCAAAGTAGCAACATGACTTGGGTTTTTCATAAAAGACTGCAATTCAGTATAAGATTGAGCAGCAACGGTGTAAGTGTTACCACCTAGGTGTTCTGACAACCAAGCGCTGTTCATTGATTGACCGTATGATTTCCCTGCTGCTGCCCATGCGTAATAACCAGCGGAACTTAAACCGTCTTGATATGTACCTGGATATAATTTTTGAAAGTCAGGAAGCATTACGTCGTAATACATGTAGTTCCCCAAAGCAACTCGCATTGCTTGTGTGTATTCAGTTGGGGTTTCCTTTTGTCGAAGTGCAAACTCACCAAGAATCTGTGATGCTACAGGATCATACTTTGCATCCGCACCTTGTTGACTAGACATAAAAGCAGAAAGAAATGGAAATTCTTTTACAAGTTGTGGGTGATTTTGAACATACTTAACCGTTCCAATAGTTTCTAAGTAAGTAGAAAATGGGCTTTTGGTGTGAGCAACTGTATTGAACAATTCAGTAGGGAACCTACGTAAAAGTTCTGCAACTTGCAAAGTGTAAGAAGGGAACTTAAAATCGCCATTCTTGTCTTTTTCTAAAGCAATAGCATCTAGTTGTTTTTGTACGTGTATGTCTGACGCAATGACCGAAGAAAGCGGTGTGGCAAGTGAGGTTAATGTCTTAGCCGCGTAGAGAGAAGTAGTCGCCCAATTTGCTTCTGACTGCAAATCGGTTAGGTTGTTTGGATTTTCAAAAAACAAAGAAACTTTACGTGCATTGTAGTAATTGATTAACTGTTGAGCCGCGCCAGAATTAATGTTTTGTTTGTTAATTTGACCATTTTTCAAAAGCGTGTCAATAGTTTCATTGCGGTATTTGGTTAAAATATTTGAACCTTCGTTACCGATTGAATACAGCTCACTGGAAAGATAGGAACTAACTTGGTTTTGATTCATGTGTCCATAAACGCCCTTGTAGACATTTTGAAGTGTGCTGTTAGGGAATAAGTCGCTTGCAATGGATGATTGCATAGAGTTTGGGCCAAGGACCCATTTGATTATGTCACCAATAAAAGGAATACGGTATTGCATTTGTTCGTAAACGTATTTAGCAGGAATGGTAACGATAGGTCCAAACGGCATTGAAATAACGTTTTCAAGAAATCCACCGATACCAGGTGTCTGCCCTGTAATAATTATGCTGTCTGGGGAAGCAGGTGATGATTCAAGACCCATGTGTTGACCAGCGCCGTAATTTGGAAGTCCCTGTGCGGCAAGCCAACTATTAACTATGCCGTTAGTAAATCCTGTAATTACTTGTGAACCTGGAAACGTAAATGAACCAATGCCACTTTGATTGTAAGCAAGAGCAACATAGTCAGTAACGGCAAGGTTAATCTTCATGTACTTTTCAAATGCTGCAAAATTGTCACCGGCCATACGGAGGGCACGACGCATAGCCTGATTCTTCGCAAAGTAGTACGGAGCAACTACACGCATGTTTTCTTCCCACATGGTTTTGTCCATTGGGTTGTGCACGAACTTGCTCATGTTAATAAGTGCTTCAGATTGACATTTAGCCATTGCTTCGCCCGTTGTCATGTAGCCCTTTTCAACAAGTGGCAATAATTTCTGATACTGTTGCCACGCTTCCCACACAAAAAGTGGATCACGACTAGCAGTGTTAACCATCTTTCCAAGCACAGCTCGATGTAGCCAATCAGAATATTTGCGTACAATGTTTAGATTGCCAGCAGACATAAGTCCAACGTATTCGTGTGCAGGGAACGCTGAAGGAGCATCATCCTTTTCCCAATGTTCACGCATCCATTTAGCCAGTTGTTCTTGTGACCAAAAATCGCCAGAAGCAATTTGGTGAATAATCTCAGGGTGAATAACGCTTGCTACGCCACTAGCGGAATTAATGTTAGTTGAAAGACCCATGGTGTGATCGGTTGAAGTTTTTGCCCAACCAGTGTGAGGGCTTTCATTAGGGTATTTAGCCGATGCTTCACGGTCACGCCTAAAGTCTGCTCTCCATGCAGCAGGTTGACTAGAAATAAAACCTTCCATGTGATAATCAGATTCTCGACGTAACCGTGCAAGTTCAGAAGGATTAGAAAACGACCTTCCTCCCAGTTCACGAATTTTCTCGTCAAGTGATTTCTTTAATTGAACTTTGAAATTATTTTCAGTTAATGATTTGCCAAGGTCTTGAAGAACTTTAGTTGCATCTTCCTTGGCTTGCTCCATGTAAAATTCAGGATTGCCATCAAAAATTCGCTGACCTTCTTTAACAATTTGTTCTTCGTACCAACGAGCGTTTTCTTTGAAAATAGTTCCTCGACTAGCACGAGTAATGTTTTCGTATAGTGCAGCTCCGGCATAAGAATCACCAGCCATGTACTTAGTATAAGTTTCACCAAGTACTTTGTTGGATGTTTTGATTTTTGCTTCAGCACCCTTGCCCTCAATGCCAACTACTTGATTAACTACATTGTGCTTGAAACCATCTTCAGCCATAAGGTCGCCTTGAGAGTGAACTCCGCCAAGCATGTGACCATCTGTTTCAAGGTAAAGATTGGTAGCAAAATTTAAAAAGTCATCAAACTTTTTACCAACAAGCGTCTTAGCCAAAGCAGTGTCAAACCCAAGAATAATGTTACTGATTGCTGAACGAAGTGCTTTACGCTCAACATCACCCATAGCAACTTTACCTAAGTATGCTTCGTGTCTAGCAATAGATTGAACGAGTTTTGCTTCAGTAAAATTATGTCCACCGATACGTAATGAGTTCAACATAACTTCAGAAACAATTACACGTTCAGCCCAAGCAGGAGAAGCAAGAGTAAGAAGTTTGAACCAACCGTTTAGGTACCCTTGCATTAAGTCAACAACAACATCAAAGTTGTTGCGCATGCCACGATCACCAAGAGACTTAAGTTTTATACCAGTATTCTTTGCCCATAATTCATAGGCTTTAGCAGCGTTAAGTTTTCCAATGCCAAGTTTTTCTCCAACTTGTCTACTTGAGCGAGTTGACCATTCTTCGTTGAATAAACGTTTGTATTCTTCACCGGCTTCTTTGGTGGTGGCAGTTGAAGCAATGTAATTTGCTTGTTTAGCAATGTTTTCTTCGCTAGAGTATGACGAAGAAATAGCAGCCTTCATTTCAGCGCCAAGGTCTTGAACTGCTAACATCTCACCGCGCAAGTGTTGAAGAAAAGGCAAGACATTTGTAGTACCAAAAATTTGGTATAGTTTTTCTGATTCAGCCTTCATCATTGCTAATTCGTCAAACTTTTTAGACGCGGTAACGTAAGCATCACGAGCTTTGATTAATTCACCATCAAGGTATTTAACAACCGTAGCGTAACGCTCGGCTTTAGTCATCCCCTTTAATTCATCGCCTTTAAGCATTTGATTGGCACGATCAAGGATTTCTTGAGATTTAGCCATGTATCCATCTAAAGCAGGTGGATTTTTTGTAACAGTTTTTTCAAACGTTTTATTTGCTGGCGTTGAGGATTCAATAGAAAGTTTATCTGTGTCAAAGAAAATGCGAGCTTCGTGAAGTATGCCGTTACCTTTAGCAGCATATTTACCACCTTGGTAACGCAATCCGTCAATACCTTTTTCGTTCATGCTGTATGCAATGTCTTGTAATATTTCGTCTGCATCATTCATTGGCAAATGAGCATCAGCAAGAAGGCTTCTAAATTCAGAATAAATTTTAGAACCTGTTGTAGTTGGGTCATTCAATAATTGTTTGAAATCTTCTAAATATTTTGTATCTAATTCTGAATTGCTAGGCCAATTATTTTCATTAAGATATTGATTAAAGGAATCTCGAAATTCTTTTGGTGCCGCTTGTTCAAGGTCAACAAGGTTAGGTGGGGTTTCACCTGTCCAACGAATACCATGAACAGTTTTGTTAAGTTTTCCTTCTCTTTCTGCTCCCTTTGCACCCTTACCCGTGTAACTGCGAGCAATTTCAGGATTATCTGTAGTATAAAAACCAGGACCAAAAAGATTTTGTGCGGCACGTCCTTCTCCAATGCCATCTCCAAGAACACCACTTATTTCAGTAGATGATCCGTGGTAAAACTCAGACTTAGGTATTTCAGTTGGTAAAGTTTCCGTTACTTTTTCTTCTATAGTTGCAAATTCAGAACGATCTTCGGGTACAAAATTCTTAAGGTACGTTTCTGCTTCAACGTTGGCAGTGTGAGCCAACTGACGGTAAACTTCAAAGTCTTTTTCTGCACTACGAAGTAAATCATCTCCACCAGATTTATTAACGTTTTGAGCAACTTTAGCAATCTCTCGTGAAAGCATCCTCATGTTTCGTTCGTTAGGAAGCATGCGTCTACCAAGTTGTTTATCGTCTACTGCAGAATTATGCATCTTACCAGTTTCAGGGTCAATGGTACGGTCTGATGCTGTGTTGGGGTCAGCAACCAAAGCTTCATCCAGCGAAGTCCCACCACCAGTTACACCTGTGTACTGATAAATTTTGTCATCAATTTCTGGTCCCATGACATCAGCAAAGATTCCAAAATCAGAATGAGCAGTTGAAGCAAGCATGCGACGGTAAAGAGAAATACGCATAGCATTGTTGTAAATGTTATTCCATTTAACAGGGTCATCACCGTATCGAATTAATTGATCAGTAACCATGTTTGCAAAATCGTGACTCATAAAGTTATTAACTAAAAACTTACGAATACCCTCGGCGCTGCGTACTGAGCCAACAACTAATTCACGGTCAGTAACACGACCACTTTCAATAATCATTTGTTTCATTGAAAATTGACGGCGAAGGCGTTGACTTAAAAGAATCTTTGCTCGTTCGGCAACACCACCGGCGGCGTAACCAACATCGTGAGGAGTAATATCAACGCCAGTTTCTTTTTCAATGGCTTCAATCATTTTGTCAGTTGGCATAATCGGCGAAGCAAGAGCATCGGCAATAGTAGAAAATTCTTTTCCAACTTCTCCTGTTAAGCCAGTCTTAGCCAAAGTGTACCAACTCATAGATGGCATAGTGGTAACGCGGTCAACCATGTTAATTGCTTGTGATGCTTCTTCAAGAACTGCAAGAACTTGAGAATCCGTTTGTGCTGCTGCTAATTTTTCAATAAGTTTTGGACCTAGAAACAAAGCACCAAATCGTTGATTAATTGCCGCAGCTCCATGTGTAGCAATCCAACTAACGGCACGTCGAACGCTGGAATATTGTGCGTAAGCACGTTCTACGTCGCCTACTTCTCTAATACCAGTACCACTAAACCATTTATTAAGTACGCCAGTCATTCCGTAAACGCCACGGGATTCTTTTACAATACGAGAAAAAGCAGCAATAGGATCATCAACAATCCATTTAAGACCAACGTCTACAAGGTCACGTACAGACGTACCCCACATACCGTCAATGCCAAGTGAGTTAGCAATTTCAATGCCAAGGTCTTGTGTTGTGCCATCAGCGTTAAGCACTTTGCCCTGTTCAGCCAACTGCCAGATGTAAGCATCTTCCGGATTGTTTTGTGCTTGAAGTGCACCAAGAAGATACGTTATTTGTGCTGGCGTGCTTCCAAGTGTACGAGCTATTGCTCCAAGACCTTTAAGTGGAATGGCAACTGGATACGTTGCTAGTTCAGCAATTTTTCTAAACGTAGCGTCCGAAGCGTTTAATTTGCTTGCTTGAATAGCATCTTGAGCGGCGCTAGTAACTGCTTGTTCACTATTAATTGCTTCTGAAGCAGCATTAAAGGCTGGCTGTGATTCACTAGAAATGCCTTTGGCAATAGCCTGATCATATTCTTGTTGAGTAATTGAACCACGAGCCAAGTCTTGTTCAAGGATGCCATGCTCTATTGGGTACTGAGTCTTAAATTCATTTATGCCATTTTGATATGCAGATTTGTGAAGCGCATTTGGGTCGCGAGTCAAAAGGTCTTGTTTGGTTTTTTCTAAAGCAGCCTGTTCTTCTGGCGTGAGAGAACCTTCTGTTTTTAATTTTTGTGTCAAAGATTCAATTATTTGAGCGTCTTGAGCAGAAGCGGTTTCTCCTGCTTGAGCGGCAGCGTCAAGTACTGTTCCGCCTTCTCCACCAGCAGCGCCCAAAGCACCACCAACAAGATAACCGCTAAGAAGATTGCCATATTGTTGAGCCAATGCAGTACCAATACCATTTTTGTTAATTTGAGATTTCAAATTAGTCATGTATGCATCAGCGATAAAAGGCAATTTACCAACGTCGCTTAATGTTTGATGAATTGCTTGACCCAAATACAATGGGTCTTGCCATTGCCATGCAGGTAATCCCCCCTTGCCAGCGTTAATAGCATTAAGGTTTCCTCCAACAACACGGTTAGCAGTAATTCCAAGTTTGGCAACATTGGTAGCAAGCCCACCTGCAATATCACTAGGTGCTGCTCTCCAAAAATTACCTACTTGCTTTCCAGCTTCAGGAGTTGAAATTGCACCAACAAAACCACCAATGGCGCTACCTAAAACATTGCCTACTGGTTGCAGAAGTTGTGAAAACCAATTACCTGTACTGTTAGCCCTTTGCCATGCTTTGTCAGGTGCTCGGTATGCAGGAGCATCATTAATTGTGTCGGGTCTTGGGTACAAATTAGAAAGACCAATTTGATCTGCGGTACCGTGCAAATATTTAGCCATCAAAGTTGAATGTGCTAATTGAGCTGGGTTAGTAGAATCTTTGAATTGTTGCGTTAAAGACGTGACTAAATACGGGTCTGCTTTTAACGTAGGATTGTTTTTAACAAGATTATCAATGTACCAATTAGGGTTATTAACATTAGAGAGATAATCATTAGCTCCTGTTGCTGAACCAAGTCCGTAAGGCATTATAGACCTATGTTTCTAGCCGCCCGTGCTAAGTCCATTAACATTGCTGAAGCACCTGGAGCACTGGCCATCATGTCTAAACTTCTTCCAACTGTAGGAGTAAATGTGTGCATTGCTTCTGGACCAGCACCATCGCCAATAGGCAATCCTGCTGTAATTGGTTCATCTGGTCGATCAGTGGGATGGTCAAATTTTAATTCACCTGGGTAAGATGGCAATGATGGCATCTGACCAGTAATCGTTGTTGGTTGTGCTGGCGCTGCTTGTGCTGGTGCTTGCGCTGGCGCAACCGATACCTGTTGTGGTGCTACGGGTATTGCACGTTGAGCAGCCTGTTGTGCACCTGCTTCTCCGTAGCCTTGACCAGTCGCGGCTTGAACTGGCATTGCTGCGTTAAGGTCAGTACGGTTTCCGTATGCTGTTCCTGGCGTTCCCTCACGGGCGCCACCTCTACCTGTACGTGGCATCTATTACATCCCTGGTGCGGCACCGGCTGGAGCTGGTGGACGCTTCAATGTTGACAACATAGCACTCAAGTTCTGTGCTCCGGCTGGCGGTGGTGCGATAGGCGTTCCAGCAGGGTTGTCTGGCGATACGCCGATACCAGGCTGTGACTCTGCCTGAACTTCTGGTGGCTGTCCACCTTGCTGCATTTGCTGTTGCATTTGCTGTTGCTGGTTTGCTTGCTCGGCTTGCTTCGCTTGCATTTCTTTGTGGACTTTAGCAACCGCGGCTTCAAGAGTGACGTGTCGCTCTGCCTTAGCCATTGCGATTTCAGCAATAACGTTGGGGTCAAGACTTCCTTGCGACGCCTGTTGTTCAAGGCCAGCAAGAAGCGCCTTGCGTAGTCCTTCAATTTCAACTTGATCACGTTCACGAATCGGGTCCTCAATCGCTGGGTCCATCTCACGGGCTGTCTGTGTAGACATAATACCAGTTCCGACACGTTGACCAATGGCGACTACCATGCCATTTACGTCTGAACCAGGCATTGAGTACTTGACGTATGACAAGTCCGTTTCGAATGTTTCGTTTGGCGTGTAGTCAGGGTGAGTAATCTTGCCGTCGTTACCAAAGAAGAACATGCTTGGCTTCTTACCGTAGTAAGCCTTCATGATCTTTACCGCACGACGGTTCTCTGCTTCTAGTGAGTTAGCGAAGATTTCCTGATATTCTTGAATAGGCATGTCAACGGTGTTCGACATGACCATTTCACCTCGACGAGCTGTACGGACGTTGCTTGGTGATTCCCCACCAAACTCTGCAGGGATTCCACCTGTGAGTCGCTGAGCGCGTTCCATCCGGTCAAGTGCGTCGTTTGTGGTTGAACCTGGCTGCAAGTGTGTGATTTGTACTTGTCCCTTGTCAACGACTCCACGGATTCCTTCTTTACCATTAGCTTCTTGAATAATACGAGGTGATGATGGAGAGTTGCTTGTGCTGACAATCCACTCATCTGGGAACACGTTGCGGAAACGAGCAATCATGTCTAAGGCATCTAGTTTAGCCATACGCTGGTAGGTTCCAAGCATCTGGTCAAACTGACCCTGTAGGCGGTCTAGTGTGATACGTCCAGCAATAACTACTGGGCTTACCTCTGCACGGTTAGGGATGCGCTCCAAGATAATGTGCGTAGCGATTCCCTTGCCTGTCTCAGTGCTGTATGCACTTGCCTTTGGCTTTTCAGCACCAACGGCAATAAGCACAGTTTCGTTAGCGTCCATGTACTCCAACACTTCAAACATGTCGTGGTCGCCCTTTTCACCACGGTACAAGATAGCCATCTGTGCTGGGTAGTTTTCCTTCAACCAGCCAAGTGGTCGGCGGTCAACGAAGATGCAGTCTGCTGGCTCCATTGAGTCTGGATCAAGCATTGGTGCAGGGTACGTAGAAAGTGGGTTACGCACGCGCCAGTGAGGAATGTCACGCTGGTCGTCGTGGTAGACCGACACTGGTGAGATAGTTACAGCACTCATACCGTAAGCGGTAAGGTGACGTGCACGGCGACGTAACTTGGTACCCATCTTGTTCATGTCCCACCAACCAAGGTTGGCTAGACGACGGTCACGGGCACGATTCTCAGATACCTGAATACCTGGGCGTACTGGCATGTACGAGATGTCTGGGATGACTGAAGCCACGCGCATAGCAAACTGGTCAATGCCTTGAGCAATCAAGTTCGGAATGGCAGGCTTTTCCATGTCATCTAACTCAGGCAGTGGAATGATAATGTCGCCGTTGTAGTGACGACGGATATCTTCCATCTTGCTAAAGAGTCCACCGCGGTCTTTGCGGCGCTCCTGGTACATGGTTACGACCTGTGCCGCAGCCTTGTCATTATCGAACGAGAGAGCCACTTATAACCTCAATGTCTTAGGGGTGGACGACTTCACCCATGATGGGCGCCACGCTGGGGCTGTTGCCGATTTCGGCATGTAGAGGTTGGGAATGTTCCACTCTAGAAACCATTGAGCCATAACACAGTCATCTGTGCGTGACCCATTAGGGTACTTTGTAACCTCATCAATTAGTTTCATAGAGCGAACTTTTCCTTCACCCCTACCAGGTAATCTTACACGACCGAAGCGGTAGTGGGGTTGTAACACCGTCACACCCAGTGCTTCGTCCGATTTATTGATGCCATTTGTGTTGTGGGGAATAATCTCCACAGACCGCATTTGGCGCCATTGTTTGACATAATCGTACTGGAGCATGAACCGCTGAGCTGCGTTAGATTCCACAATCCAGTACTGAATTGGGTATCCCATGGACTCAGACAAGTTCTGCCATTCTTCCATAACCCCAGTGTATTTACCGTCATGGATGTTGTAATCCAAGAACTTACTGGCTTCCATCTTTTGGCGAATCAGGTCAATCAGGAAACGTTGCTGGGACTCTGGGTGGTACAGCCAGCACTGGATAGCCCAGTAGTTAGTCGGACTAGGGTCAGCGGTAGCAACCATCAGGCACTCGCTGGCTGAGATGCCACGGGGTATCTGCCAGATGTCTCGGTCTTTGTCCATGCACCCTGGGTTGTCACCCTGACCAAATACCCACTCGTGGCGTACTAAGACTTCTGACGGGTCCAAGTCCTCTTGCTGATAGACCACCGCAAAGCGCTCACCACGGTTTGACATGAGGTTGGAGATGTCTCGCCAAGATAGGCGCCGTGGGTCCAATAAGCATCCGGTAGGATACGGATCAGAAGTTCTCTTGTGGTGACTCGGATCGCAAAGCTCATCATAGTGAGCCTTGTAAAGCAAGTGCTTATATTTCTTGTTTGTCCTAAGTTTCTCAACTTCATCTTCAGTCATTCCTTCATCTAGTAGTTCTTCCTCATCTTCCAGAGGTTGCTCCATGTCTAGAGCGAATCGATAAAGGTCGTCAGCAGCGAGGCGCTGGCCAATAAGAGCAAGCATACCTGCAGGTTCAAGTCGAGATTCTGCAACGTCTTGGTACCAATCTTCCATGGCTTCTCGTTGTTCTGCACTACGAATCTTGCGAGGGTCCACAAGGTCGTCCCAGAAACAGCCATCGAAGCGTCCTCCGATGAAACCACTATCCATACCGTAGGCACTTACTGTTGGCTCCTTTTCTGAAATAGCACCTGAGTCCTCTGGTTGCATAACGATAAATGCTTCGTTAGTCCAAAGTTCTTTTTCCAGTGGCTTAAAGCGACCAAAGTCCAGTGCCATAGTTGTTTCAGCGTCAACGGCTAGACCACGTGCTTTAAGTGCATCGTCAGCCAGTTCAGGAATAACACGTTCTAGTGAACGCCTTACTCGCATCAAGTTTCGCTTGGCAAGGCTCATAGTCGCAGAACCAGTCAACAAACGGATACTGCGGTTACGACAAATGATCCAGCAAGTAATGTCGTGTAGCAACGTAGTCTTACCAGAACCAGGTGGCATGTTCATAACCACGTATTCTTTTTCTTCAGACTCAAGAAGTGATACCAGTGCGATACCGGCTTCTTCCTGCCACGGTGTAGAGATACGTCCAAAGTAACGCTGACGAAAATAGCCAAAGTCCTCTAGGGCACGTTGGGCATCTTCGCTTAGTTTGTCGTAAGGCTTAGGACCTTCTAGTTTCGCTTCTGTCTTGAGTTCACGGTAGTTACGTGCCGACGTGTCCACATCGTCGCTAATGCGAAGTGTTTGGGCAGCCTTCTCAACACGGTGTCCCGTCGATTCAGAGAACCGAGCCTTACGTGAGGCTTCTGCAATCGAAAGTCCTGCGGAACGTGCCTCAAAGTATTTCTTACGTTGTACCGCGCTAACTGCCATTGCTGAGTGCCGTGGCTAGTAAGCCTTGTATTCTGTACGAAGAAGAATCAGGTGGCGAAATAGAAAACACTCCAACCCCACCATCTTTATAATCTTTAGCGGCAACGACTAAAACAAAATCCTCAACAACTGGCATCTCCCACGACTCATCCTGTGGGAGATCCAAGTTTGTTAAAAAACGTGTCAAGTTCAGTTCTAGCCATTGTCTAAGTGACAAAGAAAGACTTGACTCGTCAGGACTTAGTGGCACTTGGCTTAGCCGCTTCAGCTTGCTGTGCAACCTGTGAAGCAAGTGCAATAGCAGTGTGCAACTGCAACTGACGGTGTGTGATTAGGTGATACCCCTCAATAACTCCTGCAATGATGACGCAGACTGATGGGAGCACTACCTGTACCGACGTTGGTACATGGAACCCTGGGTGAACCACCGTAAACACCGATACCGCTGTAGCGATAAATGCTGATACGTGTGCTGAGATTATATTTAGTTTCATTATTCTACCTTACCATATTGTTGTCTATAAAGAATTAAACCAATAATGCTATACACCGCCATGTCCATAAATGAGTCCTCAATGCCTTCATTGGCTAGAGTTGATCCTTGGGCTGCGGTCTGTAATCGGCGCATCTTGTCGTTCATGCGAATAGCACAACCAATCCAAGCTTCTACACCAAAATCCTCACTAGCGCGTACGTTGGCAAACGGGTCAACCGCACGGCCATAGTCACTTTGCTTCTTATTGTGAAGAAGTGTTAGTTCTTCTATCACATCTAAAAATGCGCTCATTGTTCTCCCTTGTATTTTTCTGGTACCGGCCCCGAATACTTGTGTCCCGTGGCTTCCTGTGGTATCTGAAATCTTATACCACAATGGCAATAAATCCAAACTTTTGTATTGACTAAAATTATCCATTGGTGTGTGTGCATGTCCTTAAAAAATTTTATAAAAAAAACGGAATGGTTTAACGCACATAGTAGAGTGATGCTCCGTCACATCCATAGCGGTCTTGACCATGTCTATAGGCTCCAGAGAGAAAGACGAGAGAGCAGCCAGCGCACCTGTAGCAATATCACACGCAGCGCCAACAGCCGCATAAGGTTCTTTGAACTTAATGACCGAGTAATCTTCACCCAGCTCGTAGATACCATCCCTATTCACAAGCAGGACACTCCACGTATCATTGCCTTGACCTAGTATCTGCATAAGGTGGTCGCGCAATTTGTATGGGTCGGCGATGTTAGACTTGGCTACTAGCTCCATGATCCGGAACGAACCGGCTACGCCCACTAAGGTATTGCCAAACTTAAAGACCTTCGGTTCAGCCGAGGTTGCTATTAACGTGCCACCTTCATCAAAGGCGCCAGCGTCACCGCCGATAGCATAACTCGTATCAGAATGTACTGCCAGGATCGCTGTCATGTTGTAATGATACCATGCTATAGTTGTAGTTACGAAGGACCCTTACCTTCGCAGTAGAACCCCTGGCCGTTTTTTCGTACTTCTCGGCTGGGGGTTTTACTTTTTAGCGAGTAGTTCTGGAGACTGCGCTACTGGCTTAGTAGCCAAGTTGTCCGTAGTCTCAAACTTAACGTTGGCAGCTTCAACGGTTGGCATACCATGAGCGTTAGTAAATTCTCCGCATCCACAGGTATTACACATTATTTTTTCCTAGACTTTCCAGCCTGTGACAGAGCAATAGCAACAGCTTGCTTCTGTGGCTTACCGGCTTTGATCTCAGCGCGGATGTTGGCTGAGACTACCTTCTTAGATTTACCTTTTTGTAGTGGCATACACAAATAATACCACACAGCAAAAAACCCCCCAGTTTCGGGTGGGGGGCTCAATGCCAGTGTTGGATTCGGAAGTCCAGTACTACAGTAGGATTTTCCTACATTCCCACTATACACAAAAAGTGTTACATAAAGCGTTGCGCCCAGCTCACTTAAGTGCTACACTTGGGGTACCACCAATGGGAGTGGTCGTGCGTGTAAGTCGCCGCGGAGTGTGAGTCTTTAGAGATACTCGCCGTAGTTAGCCGGTTAGAGCGGTATTCGGTTTGTCGCGCCCAGAGATCACCCTGGAGAATAGACAAGGCAGTACCTTTGCCACAGTCAGGCCTCGCGACAGCTTCTTCTTATGCGATTGAATGAAGAAGGTACTTGGTACAGTACTCGCGTCTACTAGATTAGACTATAACAACTCGGACAGGTGTGAGGGTCTGGAGAATACCGTATACGGTTTTTCCGGATTTGGGATCGTAGGGTGAGTTTTTTCTAAGCATCAATAGACCAAGTTAGGCTACACCCGTATGCGACCTGAGTCCATACCCTGCGAGGCCGCCTGACACCGTTTATGCCTTGCTTTTTGAACCACCTTTTGACATGTCGCTTTCTCTTTTCTGGCCAACCAATCTGAACAAAACTGAACCTGCCAGATCGAAGCGAAAGTACCCTGCAAAGCTGCACATTCTTCTTTGTTTACTTGGAAAAAACGGGAATGACAGTTCACCGTAAGTGGGATAAACTAACTATTAACGCGCCCCCCCTCGGCAGACCACGGGTCAAAGACTGTCGCTGGCTAGGGACTGGGGATGGATGTAAGAGGGTTGAGGGATGGGAACGGATAGGCTTAACCCTTTACGTAGCTACGAAACAAGACCAGAAGAAAAGCAAAAGACCGGCCACAATGGGCCGGCCCTCGCTTGTTAAGTGTAGCTTGGTACTAGATCAATGCAATGCCGCAATAGTTACAAATTGCAGCGCGGTTAGTTCTATCTTCAATGTCGCACAACTCAACGCCATCAAGCTCATGCACCGTAAACAACTCAGTTCCCAGGTAGGCGCGAGCGTGATCAGCACAGAATAGTCCGATGGTAGCGTTATTCCTTACTGGTGTTACGATTAAGTAGGCTTGGCCCTTTAGTGTTGTATTCATTGTAATCTCCCTTATTTATTCCGGTAGTCTGCCGGTAATCTAAATTATAACGAAAGCTCGCGAGCTTGTCAAGTCATTAGACAATAAAAAACCGGCCCCAGGAATTACCCCAGGACCGGCCTTTATTACGTAGCTACGTATTAATGATCGCGTAGCTTGGTGTATCCCCAGTAGATTAGTACCCATCCGGCAATAAATAGCCATCCTGGCAGATCATCAGGGCCGCATACCTGCGAACTACAAGCAAAAGGCCCCTCGTGATGCTTGAATAGGTCCGCTAATAGGTAGGCGGTAACAGGTGAAGCAATGCCGGCGGCGTAGTTGCGTAGTCTCATAGTCCAACCTCGTAACATTCTGCCAATTCGTTAAGATAGGCGGCTACTTCCGGCGCGTATGAAGTAGTTTCATAAGTGTCATCCCACCAGTTCACCTTAATAGTTAGGTAATCGCTGCCAATTCGACTAATTACCCTAGTGGATGGGCCGCCATAACTAACCAACAACTCTACGCCGCTAGGATCAGGATTGGTCTTACTGCCGCCCAATGAATGGCGATAAATAATGACTATCTCTAAACATTCGCTAACGTAGTTATCTATCGCGTCACCGGTTAGGTCTTCTAATTCGCGCGCTAGGTCCTCTGCTATCTTCTGGGATTCCATTAGTTCATCCTTACTGGCATAAGTACGCCCACGGTGCGGCCATCAGTCGATTCAACGCGCATAGGCCGATTCTTATCGGTAATAGTCTTAATAACCATAGTGTTACTGCCAACATTCTTAACGTTGAATGGTGCAACCTTCGCGAACTGCGCGAGCTGCGATGGATCAAACGCGATAGCGTCAGTTTCGCTAATGCCACTGGCCCCAGGTATTACGGTGTCTAGTTTAGGGTAATTGCCCGTTATTAGTTCGCCGCCTACAATGTCACCAGCGCAGCTAATGGTGAAACTTCCATCCTCGTTGAATGTCATTAGGACGCTTGGCAACTCTCGACGCACTGCCTTCACGGACTTAGCCGCCTTCAGTAGCGTTACGCCTGGCACCAGCAATTCCCCCATAGTGGCGTAATCTCCAGCCAGCTCAGTAATGTCTCGCTTGATCGTTACTAGCTTGTAACTATCAGTAGCAACCGCGCTAAGTGTATCGCCCACTAGGTGTAGTTTCACTGCTGTTAGTATTGGCCTAGCCTTATCGCTTGCAGCGAAATTCGCCGCGCTTGCAATGTCTAGGTAATCCTGACCTTCTAATTGAATCGTAAACATTTAAAGCTCCCTTGTTTATTTATTACCTAGGTAGTCTGCCTAAGTAATACAATTAAACCAGATCGGCGCGAGCTTGTCAAGTCAATTCTTAAAAAATTTATAGTTTGACCAGGTAGTACGCAAACCGCACAATTTGTAAAAAATTACACACAGATACCCTCAACAACCGCAAAACACAACCTCGGATACCCTCAACAATCGCAGTTACAAACTTGAACGATCCGTTGTGCTATACTCGCCAATGTCGTTGACGGTGGGCTTAGTCACCCTTAATGAGCTTCTACGGGAACTCCCCCTGTAGAGTGCTCCCGTCAGCGACCTCTCTGCTCCTGCACAATGCTGTGGATACCCTCTACAACGCCCTCAGGGACGTTCTCGCACCCTGCCATGATAGTTGTGTGGTCTTTGCCTACGTAATCACCTATTTGAGGATAAGACCATTTGCCATAGGTTCTAATGCAAGCCCACCATAGGTGTCTAGGCTTGATGTACTGCTTGAAGCGTCTGTCACCATCAATAAACTGTGGTGGGATACCAGTTAAATCACTGATTACCTTCAAGTAAGCGTCTGGATCGAAGTCGTTTGCGATACTTAGCCACTCGGTAACGAGCTGCTTCCCTGTGGGCTGACTGACAACCGCAGATGTCTTTGCCTTCGTCGTCGAATTCGATGGGGATTTCGCTACGGATGTGCCAGGAGTAGCCTTTTTCTGTACCATGTTTGATTTCCTCGTTACGTGATGGTGGCTTAAAGCCTAGTAGTACTGCTGTGGCACGAAGTTCTAGGTAATCCAGACCAGCCCAGATACCATACGGTTCTCGGTACTCCAATGCCCATTGTAGGCACTGTGCCTTGATGTCACACAATGAGCAAATAGCCTTAGCCAGCTCTACTTGTTCTGGTGCTTCGTCAAAGAATAGGTCTGTCTTACCTAGACAACGTGCTTGTGACCAGTCTGTACCCATGAATCAAGGGTACATGATTAATCACTAAACTGCAATTTTATTCGCTCTGATTCTTTTAGCCTGTGAAGTTCGGTATGATCGATGAGCAATTTGGCACTGGTTACAAGGTGCTGGACCTTCACCCTTGCGAAACGCACTGTATTCACGACTAAACATAGTTACTGTACCGTGTGGGACGTGGGTTCTCATCTCCTTGCGGCGTTCAACGGCTATCTGGCGCCTTGCTCTAGTGCTCATGCCACCCCAGATACCTACCTGAATGTTGCTGTTAATTGCATACTCCAGGCATTGCTCTTTGACTGGGCAACTGTAACAATAGTGCAAAGCTTCAGTCATCTTCTCTGGTTTAATCTGTCCCATGTCATTTGGAAAGAATACATTGGTGTCAACGTTCTTACAGTTTGCTTGGTCTTTCCATAGGTCTGACTCCATTACTTCTTACCGCCCTTAACGATTTCCAACTGTGGTTTGGTTGGACCACTCTCCATAGCCGGAAGCGATTGCTCAACTAATTCAGCAATACGCTTACCGG